CTCGTAAAGCGCACCCGTTTTCAACCTTACTATTGTACCTCCAATATCCCCTCCAGCTATATCAACAGCGCTATCCGGCAAACTAACTTGACGACGTGTTAAATAGTCGGTTGCTGAATTGGTAGGTGTATATCCAAGATAGGCGTAAGTGACAGATCCGAAGCCGCCGCCGCCCCACGCCCACACACTCCCATCGTTCAGCCGAACGACTGTATATTTTTCAGAAGCGATTTGCATTATTCTTTTTCCACTCGGGAGCGCCCACACTTGAACAGGGTATGCGGCTGTATCCCCTTCATAACCGTCTCCCCTCATTCCAAAATGAGTATTACCGGCCATATACAAAGTATCGCTAAGCGTACCGTGTTTAACCATATAGACGCCTTCTGCTGAATTACCGGCATAAGACCCCTTAACAAGGGACATAGTAGACATAGTATGCCCGGCGCTATCCCGGGTAACGGCAGTTGGAACTAAAATATTTGCATTTAGATTTCCGATTCCGCAAGTTCCCATGCTATTACCGCCGTGGCACCAGATAGTACCGGTTGTATCCAAAGCGCAAAGTCCATGTAATATCGCATCAACTAAGGAGAATTTAAGGTTGTTCGGCGCTTGTGTTGGGATTGCAGTTCCCGGCGTTCCGGAACTATTGGAGCCTGTTAAAGTCGTGTTATTGCTTACGGCGTACCATTTACCCGCTTTAATTATGCCGGTTACATATTCACCCGGAGCGATCAATAAGGATGCCGGTTGTGTTACGTAGGTTACAATAGGGCCTGCCGCAATCAGAGTTGTGTCTCCCTGCCGCATCATCCATTGAAAAATATTATGTCCATATACCGGGTCTTTGAAATATGTCCCCATTGAGTTTTGAGCGTTGGCGACTATAACCGGGTTAGAAATTGGAGCTATGCATTTCCAGTCGATAACAACCGGATTATACATGCTATTCCAACAACAATGCGTACCGGCAGGGCCAGTCGAATCTCCTATTACCTGATAGGCGAAATAAGCCGAACCGGCTTTACCGGCATTCATAAAACTTACGAGCTGTGCATATAGATTACGACTATCTTGCGTTCCTTCCAACCCGAAGAAGCGGCCATTGTAGGGGGCATTTACCCATGTGGACCAAACCTGATTTTGAGGTAAATCAAAAGTACTCTGCCCTGAAAAAGATTCAGGATTTACGCCTTCCAAGTCCACCCATGATTCGATATAGTTCATCGATTCGTGATCTCCGGCGATCCTTGAAAACCACAGGGCGCATCCCCATTCATAGGACCCCTGAGAAAAACCTGCTACGTCAAATTTGCCACCTCTTGGATGAAATATGTTATATAAAGACCTTAACATACCAACCGTGAACCATGGCCTCGTATTTCCGCCTGAAGATGCGGCTGCTGGCTGGATCACAGTAATGTAAATCGGAAAGTGAGTTCCATTCCCTAATTGAATCGCCCCATTAAACAATCCAAGCTTTTGAAAATAATGGAATCCCCACAGCCCTGCCAATGCAGTATCGTGGGACAAATTTCCATTTTGAAGCTCGCCTTGCCCCGGCATGAAAAGATTAATCCTTTCTCGATTGTTTGTATCAGCGGCGATGCGTTGGAAATAATCAGCCTGACGGGTAACCCTAATTCTCCACGGGTAAGGGTATGAACCTCCCTGAGTCGTGGACACATTGGTTACAGCGATAGTGCTGTCATACGTAATATAGTTGCTTGCTTCGCTTTGAGCGGAGCAAGCAACACAGGTGATTAAAAAAATCGCTGTTAATAGTTTTTTCATTAGCTATTTATTTTGCGCATCCTAATATAGTCGAGGATACAGAAAGTGTTTCCGCCTGTTCCTGTTATCGTAAACGTAGCGGTATTGCCTGTAACGGTAATGGTAAGCGGCGGCATAGAAGAAGTATTATCCCTTGCGTCGACCGTTGTTGAAGTTGCTCCGGACGCGATTTGTTCATTGTAATGCGCTTGGAACGACGAATTTGTTGCGGATAATATTTCAAACTGCCATGTCCCATTAGGAATATTATTTAACGTAAGCGTAAGAGTCGTAGACGTTCCATAAGCGCTCGCGTTAAACGCCTGTTGCGGTAACCCTAACGTGTTACTACTTCCGAAGCCACTATTAAGGAATATATCATTAAGACCTGAGATTGTTATTGAAACCGGGCTTTGGGATCCTGTTTTATATTTCAGATTAGGACTTGTCAATGAACTGGGAACAGCACCTGTTGGAGTCCAGTTATTTGTATTGTTTGCGGTATATGCTGCTTCGCTATGTACGCTATCGCGTATTTTAACCGTAATCGTATCATCCGGAGTTCCCGGCGTTACCGTTCCGGTCATCGCCAAAGTAACCGAAGAGGCACCTGTTGACGAGAACGTCATATTCCCATTAGACGGGCTGCTACTTAAAGCCGCCATACGACCCCAAACGGTAACGGGCTGACCAGTCAAACCAGAACCGCTCCTAACTACGTTTTTACTGCCTGCAAAGTTTGTTCCATCCAATGACACCTCGAATCCGGTTGGTGCTGATATCGGGCAATCAGCAGTTAGGTTACTGCCGCTAACGGTGACCGTTTGCGCTGTAGACGGAACACTTGGAGTTGAAGAGAAAGCAGAAAATGTACCGGTGACGGTAAGCGTAGGCGTACCGCCAGAATTGACCGTATATGTATATGGGATGTTAACAGCGGATATACCTGCTGTCGTTCCTGACAGGTTTCCGGACCCGCTTCCAACCGCTGTATTATTTTTTATCCTCATGTACACGCTTCCGGAAGTGTTTCCGCCAGAGATAGTCGCAGTAACGGAATCGAAAAAATTAGAATTATCTAAACTTACTTGCAGTCCAGCCCCCGGCTTCCATACGACATTGGTGGTTAAGTGAGCGCCGTTGAATCCAACAGATTGAGAAGTTGAAAAAGATCCAAATGTTGCTGAAAAAGCAGTAAACGAACCGGTCACATTAAGCGTCGGACCAGCGTTGTCTACTACTAAATCTAATCTCATTACCTGAGATTTAGAAAATAGCGGCAAAAGAAATAATAAAAAAAAGAGTTTCTTCATACGATTATTTTATTAGTAATCTCATTTTTTAGTGCAAAATATAAACATAGTGGTAAAAAAAACTCCGACCATTCGTGTTTGGAGAATTGAACGATAATTTTACAGAACCTGTTGTTCTCGCGTCCGATATATCTGCCGTACAAGATCCGACAATAACAGAAGCATTGGAGCTTATTTCTGATACAAATCCGTTCACTTCTTCTGCAAATTGGAAAGGACTCGAAAGATCAAAAGGAACTGAAAGCTCGACAGTATTTGACCCTGTTGCCGGATTCATTGTTATTTGACCATCAACCGATACTGTACTCCCAATGCGCATAACCTGTGACGTTCTCAGGGTAGCGATATTTCCACTATACTGAGTAGGAGTATATCCTCCCGCCTGAGGAACTACGCTTGTGTATTTTCTAAGCCGACCAGTTCCATCAATTGTTACTAAATTATCAGTGAAAGACCCTGTAGCCAAGTTTGTGAAATTAATCGAAGCTCCGTTTAAAGTCAAACCTGTAAATGTCGGGCTGCTCGTCGTTCCAATATCCTGAGGAGTCGTAAGTGTTATATGTCCCGTCTGCGCTAAACCGGTCAGGTTGTTTACGAGTACCTGATTTGGAGTACCTGTAACATCCCATGTAATACCGGAGAGTGCAGAGCCAGAGCCGGTAGTGATTAGTACTGTTCCAGTCGACGGAAGATTTAAAGAAGTATTTGAGGAGACATTGAAGTTGGTAGTAAACCCGCCCGTGAAAGAAAGATTGCCGCCTATCGTAATCGTTTTTCCTGTATTTGCAACACCAGTACCGCCATTTGCACCCGGAAGAAGATTAGTTACTTTTGATGTAAGATCAATAGTTCCATTTGCGATTTTAGTATTCGTTACAGCCCCGCTATTTATTGTTACAGCCAAAGTGCCGACAGTATTTGAAACATCTCCCCCTGTTAGGGCCGGAAAGTTTGTTGCCTGTATCGTTCCTGTCCCGTCAGTCGCATAATTAAAAGGCCCCCAAACAGGGTTGCCAGTACCTCCGCCATGCAACACCTGAGTAGCGCCTCCCTGTCCTGAAAACAATGCAGACGCGAGAACAGGAGTAAAATATGCAGGTGTTCCACCTGCTACACTACCAAACACGCCAGCGGCTGGAGCGTTTTGCAAACTGAATGCAAAAGCAGGAGTGGTCGTGTTGTTTGTCAACCCGATATTAAATAACGTTCCGGCTGTAGTATTAGATGTAACATTAGTCACCGTACCCGTACCAGAAACAATCTGCCATGTCGGCATCCCGCTAACAACTTTCAATATCGATCCTTCTGCTCCAACAGGCAACCGCGTATTCCCGCTATTATATACGAATAAATCCCCGTTTGTGGTTAACACCCGTATGGCGGCTGAGAACGCAACGGAATCTTTTAAGTTTCCTAAATAAGAAAAAGCGATGTCTGAAGAGTTGACCATGTCAACCCCTAAAGCCATAAGCGTATCCCTTGAAGAAGGGGCGCGTAAAAGAGGGTGACCGTGACCGCTATTAGTTACCCAAACAAGACTATCTATCCTCGATTGGCTTGCGGCAGTTATAGCGCCAGCGGCCAAATGCGTAGCCCCCGGTATTACAGCAGCGCTTCCACCGGCGGTAATACTAAACTGAGTCGAAGTAAATGCGGGCGTTAAATTAGGGGTATTAGAACTTGCAGCCCAATGACCATGACCGGAAGCATCGGTAGCAATCCACGCATAACCAACGGTTGAAGATGTTTCCAATTGAGGGCTTGTTAATAGAGGGGCCGTAAGTGTTTTATTAGAAAGCGTCTGAGTTGTTGAAAGGCTTGCGACATAAGAATAGTCGATACCAATACCTACAGAACTATCCGGTAGGGTAACAATAGAAATTCCTCCTCCATTGTTTGTGATATTTTTAAAATACAATGTATCACCAAGCGGAGAACCATAAGCAGACCAAACACCAGACGATCCTGTGTGAGCAAGATTTGTCTTAAAGAGGCGCTGAATTATGCTATCCATTTCCTTGAAATGTGCAGTAGACTCCAAGCCAGCAAAAGAACCATTTGCCGTCTGCATCAGCAAGGTGCTTCCTATGATCTGAGCGCCTTGAGAAACACGGGAAAGAGAATCAAGAGGTCCAACCCTATTAGCTGCTCCGGGATTGAAAGTACTAAGCAGCCGGTGTAATAGGGCGGTAGAAGCCTGTTTATTGGAACTGTCGCTATTGGATTCTGTTACGCCAGTAATCGAACCGGGAAAGAAAGACGTACCATTCCTTAAAAATGAATACTTGCTGCTTCCTGCGACGCTTAAAGGACCAAAGAAATTAACAGTATCGTTAACTATTCGTATCGCCTCGATTGTTGATGTGCCATTAAAATATTGCATACTAACGGCAGGTAAATTAAATGTTGTCGATACAGAAAATTGCTGAGTCGGAAAATTTGAAGAACCGGAAATTGAAATTATACCATTTCCTATTCCGATTGTCCCGTTACTGGCGGAAGAAGTTAGGTTTAAATTTCCTCCAAATATTGATACTGTTTTATTGTTTCCGGTAATATTTAGATTTGAATTCCAAACCATTGGAAGGTATGTCGCGCTATCAAATACAAATGCAGATCCATTATACTTTAAATTTCCGATCGCCAAGGTTGGAACGGTAGCTCCCTTTATTTTATTGACAACTAAAGCAACACTTAATGAAGTCGATCCGCTTGCTGTTCCGGTCGCATCTCCGGTCGCAGCAAAAGAAATGGATTGGTTTCCCGTGATAAATCCAGAAGGATTGGCGCTGCTATATGCGGTATACCCAAGAGCACTATTAACCATCGAACCGGTAATTCCGATCAGGTAACCGGCAGGGTTGGCGTGTAAGGGGTATTTAGACGTATCCGTATACCATTTGGTCGCAAATAACGCGCTATCAGCCCCGCCGCCCCCAGCCCCGCCGCCCCCAGCCATTTTAACATAGGACGAACCAGTATTATAATACCACGCCAGCGTATCAGAAGCGAATACCATTGTTGGGCCTCCAGACGGAGCTGGAAGAGAAGCGAAAGGCATTATCGCAGCACTGGTAAAATTACCGGCGTTAACGACCTGCAAACTGTTGATAACATTTCCGAGTCCTATATTTGTTTTTGTAAATAGTGAGGATCTTAAATATGGGCTTAACATCGCAGCCGTATCAACAATTTTAACACCTAATGCGCTCCGTAAATAAGCAGACAGCATCGTGGCGGTGTCTATTTTACCCAATTTTCCGTTCAATGCATTAGAAAGATCGATCTGGTCAGGCAAATTTCCAGTTATATTTCCCCATGTAGGTGTTGAACTTCCAGTCGCGACTTGTTGCCAGAAAGTAATGTGAATATAAAGAGTTCCATTTTTTACAGCCAACGACCCGTCTGCCGCACCAGTTACGGTATCTCGCGGTAATGTCGCTGTATTTCTGATCTCGAAGTCCTTATAAGACCATTTACCGGCTACAACAGTATAGCCGGGCAACTGAGCGTTTGCAAAACTCAGCACTAAAAGCAAAGGAGCGATTAATAATTTTTTCATCTATGATTGTATTGTTCTTGCAAATAAGATTTCGACCTGCATTCCTGCGTCCAGAGTTACTCCGTTAAGAAGCGAAAGAACTCCTGTTGCCGGATTCCAAGACCAGCTCGATTTATCGAGCGGCTTAATTTCTCTTTCAACGGCGAAAACCCGCACACCGATTTGATCAGGAAATACAGCGATCGTTTCTCCGTCGACTGCTGCGACGTATGTATCTGAATCGTTTTGTTCGTAGTATTTCATGTTTGCTTCGTTTGTGCTTTGACGTTGACGTGTCGCGAATTTTTTAACACTCAAATTGGATTGTAGAATATTTTGATTTTCAACAAGTGTGTCGTCGAATAAATACACTTGATTTGTTTGAGGATACGTATTTATATTTTTGTGACCATTGTCCATCATTAACTTGACCATGTTATCACAGTCTCCGTATGTGTTTAATGCAACATCCCAAATCGTTGAACTATCAGGAGCGCTAAAAGGTTTTGTTGCCATTATGTAGTCACGTTTGGATCAATCGTTAAATTTCCGTTTGGATCAATTTTAACGATCGGGTTTTGTACAGAATACAAATCGCTTTCGAGTTCAATTTTTATCCTTCTTGACAAAATTTGTTCTCTTCCGGAACTATTCAAAAAATCCTGAATCCCAACACCATCAGAAAAATTTTCCTTCCACCATCCCGGGTAAGAATTTATTGTATCTTCAATATGTTGATCATCGCTAACGTCATACACAAAGTCTTCGTTAAACAAAAGAAAGTCCCCTTTGTCATCCGATTGTATATCATAACGATCAGCCATGTGTTACATTTTCATTTTCGATTTCTTCTAAAACAGTTGGGGTTAAAGTTGTCTGCTCCTGAATATTTGTCGGACCGCTTACGCCCACTCCTGTTTGCACTCCAGTGTGGATATGACTGTTGAACTTTGATGCCAAATCGTTGCAAAAATTCTCCAAGTTATTCAGTTTTTTGAGAAGCTGCCCCACTATTGGAATGCCGCCTAAATCACCACCACGAAGATCGATCCTGTCATTTTCTGTAAAACTAATAACCACGGGTTGCGTGAAGGTACTGAAAATTACCGTTACCGTGCTGCCTTTGGTGGGCGTAATTAACACGCCGTCATCGATCGAAGACATTAAACGAACATCATCTCTTGTTTCATTCCTTTTTGTGCTTGAAAAAGAGACGGTGCATGTTCTTGATTTTATATCGACGTCAATTACTTCTCCGTCCGTAAAAAAAACCTTGTCTTCGCTGTGCGTTCCGGCAAGATGCCTTATCGCTTCTGATATTGCCCTATCGTCTGTTTCTGATTTCATTATACAGGCAATTTAAAATCGATATGCAGAACTTGCTTCAAACCTTCGTTAATCGAAAAAGAATAGTCGACCTGTTTAATTTTATATGTTCCGTCTTGTTCCGGCATTATCGGATTTATGATCTTAACATTATCACCCTGACGCATGGCAGGAAGTCCGAAAACTTTCATCTTTCCTTTTATTCCATCATAATAATATTTCTGAATCTCATTAAATGCAGCGTCTGAAAGTTCCTGAATTGTTTTTGCGCCCGGAAAAAAAAGTGTCCTCCTTTCGCCTTCTATATTTGGCGGAACTGATTTTCCTTTTTCAATAACGAAGATGCTTTTCTTTCCATTTTTCAATGAGACAAGGACTTCAAGCCGTGTTTTTTTTGTCTTTTCGGTTACCCCATCTTTGCAAAGCTTTCCAGTTCCTTCCTCCAGAACATTTCTTGCAACAGCAGAAAGCGTTATATCATCTTTTCTTTGATATTCAAGATCATCCCCGTCAATTATATCCTTTTGAAATGTAAATGTTTTTGTTCTGGCCTCGCTCTCGACATAAATAATAGAACCCATCCTAAGTTCATCTTCTCTAAAATAGCTTTCAATAACGTAGTCTTTTTGAAGCCTTGAAAGGACTTGCGCTGCCGTTTCGTTTCCAATCGTAAAAGTTCCGAATGTTGTTTGAGTGAGCGCCCTAAAAGTCAAAGATGTTCCATGAACAGAATTGACTTTATCGATCAAATATTTTCCAATAGCTTGCAGTCCCTGAGCTTTTGAAAAAGAAATGGTATCGACCGGAGTTTGTTTTAGCAAAAACATATTATCCTCCATTGAAAATTCTATAGGTATTTTGCTTCCAACAGAAGTAACATAACCTTTGAATATCTTTGAAAGATTTGTTGTTTCTCTTGCATCATTCTTGCGGGCGAAATACTTGTAGCCTGCTGAAAGTGTAATGCTATCTCCGCGTAGGATAAGAGGTGCATTGCTGCTGAAACCGCCGACATTTATATTTGTTCCATGCAGCGGTCGTTTTTTATTGAACTGATCCCTAAAATATAAATTCTTAGGAATTTCAACTTTGCCTTCATTTGTTAAATCGCGCCAGCTATCCGAACAATTGAAGCCGGTTATAAAATCTAAGTTAATTAGAGTTTTTCTGTTCGGCCATGAATTAGTCGGATTTTGTTGTATCGATGTATTTGTGACAACCCTAAACGACATTTAATTATAGGTTTACGAGTTCAAGCTCCTGTTGTTCGTCTGAAACAAAATTTATCGAAAATTTCTGATAGCTGTAGCCGCCCTCATCTTCTTCGAGCTGATAATCGGTTACCATTAACCAGTTTATTCCGAGAAGGTTTAAGTAAGCGGACGAAACCTCAATAGCAATAGGCGCATCGAGCATTTTTTTCAATTCATACAGATAATCAATAGGTGCGATTCCGTTTCCATTTTCAGGAGTAGTAAGGATGCCGTTTACTGTTACCTGATAATCGTCCATTCCTATGTACTCTTTCACAGAACCATTTCTCCCCTGTATTTGCGTCTTTACGATCAATTTTTGCTGACTAACTGTAATAAGGACGGCCTCGTATCTCAGCCGGGCCGGGCCGTCGACATGACTGCCAAAAGAACGGAAAACCCCCTTTGTATTCGTCTCATATTGACCGGGCAGAAATTCGATATTGGCATAAACTGGCGTCCCCAACTGAGATCGGTATGATAGGGGGTGGTCACTGTTGTCGGTGTTGTCTAACTGGAATCCTTCTTTGTTTTGATTTATTCGATTCCTGTTTTCTAACACGTATTGAGTTTCCGGGATTATTCTTACTGAATCCGGAACACTAAACGCGTTTCTTAATATAGTTATCGAAGGCATGGTTATTTAATTTAATGATCTGCGACGACTTGGAAGTCATTTACGGCTGACGTTAATTCGCTAACCAACAAATCACGTATCTGCTTAGACCCTTCTTTTATGTTGGTGACGTTTGTATTTTGAGTTCCGATTAGGTCGTGGATAGTAATATAAAAGGTGTTCACTTTTGAAGGGGTAGCTTTGCTGTCCGGATCTTTTACAGCCTTTCCATTTCCAAGCTGTTTTGCTTTGGCTGTTCCCTTCGGCATTAAAGACTTATCTTCTTCTTTATGATCAGCGGCAAAGTCAGCAAGCCCATTATTATATCCTGTTTTAAATGCATCGCTTAATCTCTTCCCCTGTTCGTTAAAAAGCTTTGCATCGTTTTCGACTGCTTTCTTTATTTCCGTCCAATCTAAAGTAAATACTCCATGAATTATATGTTTCATGTCGTCAAAAGACTCAGATACTAAGCTCGCAAATTCCTTTATAACAGCCCATGTTCCCCATAATACGGCCCTGAATTTGGCAAAGTGATTATAGCAGTAAATAAGCGACGCTACCAAAGCCCCTATCGCAACTATGATCAACCCGATTGGATTGGCTGTTATAGCTACGTTCCAAGCATACTGGGCGGCGGTCACAAGCTTAGTTCCGATTGTCAATTCCTCTTGAGCAACATTCATGCTAACCATAGCGGTAAGCTGAGCCATTTCCCAAAAAGCTTGCAGCTTTTCTACAGCGACTAAGGCCAACAATGAAGCTTTATATATTCCCCATGCTGCCGCCATGGCCAAAATACCGTAACCGATCGCCTTTATAAGTTCGGCATGTTTTTTACCCCATTCAACGGCGTCCTTTATCTCATTAACAAACCATTCAAATGCCGGGGCCAATTTGGCGCTAACCTGATCTGCAAGTTCTCCGATTGTTACCTTTAATTCCTGCATTGATTTTTCGAAACGGAAAGAAACGTCTGCTTTTGCTGCCGATTCTGCCGACCCACCGAATTCTGAATTAAGTTCGGCTATGATTAATTTTTGTCTTTCAAGAGTGCTCGTTATGTGAACAAACTTTTTTTGAAGGTCTTCGACATTTACACCAACTCTGTGCAATGCAGAAAGACCTTGAACAGGGTCTTGAAGAGCTTTACCCAATTGAATTGCAGCGCCCTTAGCATCAGTACCCAAACGTGTCGCCATGTTTAAAACGGCAAGAGAAGCGTCATTAAAAGTCGATTTTGTCACAGCCGGAAAAGTCAGTAAAATACTTTGCATATCCTCGACCTGAGCCTGAGTAAATTTAAGATTATGGCTTAATTCCAAAGCCCCTTTTTGCAATTCATCAAAAGTTAATCCGGCTTGGTGTTCTGTGCTTTCAAGACCTGCTTCTAATTGAGAGTTTGCGAATTCGAGCTCTTCCCAACTTTCTTTAGCCTCTCTAACAAATGCCAATCCTTCGAACACGGCAAAACCAAAACCGATGGATTCGAAAACGCTAACGGCTTTTTCTTTTATACCAACAAGGTCTTCTTCCAAATGTTTGGCTTCTTTGTCGGCCTTACTGAGCGCTGGCGTAAGGCCGTCCTTAATGTTCATCTCATATACTACACTTTCTGTTTGACCGGCCATATTGTTAGCTTTTCCAATCGATATTAAATGCGACTTCCGAAAAATATTTAGCCCGACCCCATAAACGACAAAATTGCTCTTCGTCTAAAGTGTCGGGATCAATATGAAAACACCCTTGAATAATAGCTCCCATTCTCAATATCATGTGGGAGTTGTTATTTATCTTGAACTCGTCGATTTTTTTTTGAACTGGTTAATAGACTTATTTATCAGGCTCATGCATTCCTCTACGACGCAAAGCTTGTACTTATCGCATTCTGAAGATTCTCCGTATGTAAGCGGATCACTTTCCTTAACTAAAGTACAAGCTTTTCTTAGCTCTTCTCCTGCTGAAATAAGCCCGATTTGTTGGACCTTGTCCATGACGCGGACTTTAACGTCATAGCTCGGCTCTTTCACATATGCAACAACACGACGAAGAGTTTCTTTGTCGATCATTACAATTGGATTTACCTTACTTACGTTATATTGCTTTGCAAGCGCTTCGGCCTTTTCTTTATATTCTTTCAGCTCTTCTTCGCTAAGCTCAGGCTCATTGCCTACTTCGAGGCTGTTTTCGAGTGTTACGGCTTCTTCGCCGGTTACTTTTTCCATCTGGTTGTTTTTTTGTTTTTACACTATCTTGAAATTCCGCCGATGATTAACGGAATTTTTACGATCAAAGAAGTATCTCCTTCCTTTCCTTCAAGAGGATCTTCCATGAATTCAGCCGCCTGCAACACATCCTTAGTCGTTTCGACTCCTTCTCCGCCGAAAAGAACAGGTATGTCAAACCATGGAACTTCGAGCGGATTCCTGTTTGGAGACCCTGCGATAATTTCTTTCCACGTTTCCGTAAAAAGGGAAATTGATGCTTCGTAGTCTTCCCTTCCATACGAACGACTAACGGGCTTCTTGCCTTTTCCCCAGTTGTTGACCTTGTTTTGCTTGCGCTTGTAGTCGATTGCTGTTATTCCAATCAAAGGCACACCAAAGAGGATAACAGAAATGTTAACCCATGCATAAGAAACGCCATTGACTAAAGGAGTATTTGAAGGCATGATATTAAGCTATTTTAGGTACAAAGCCGATGTTTACTTCTATCTGACGAGCAACCCCCTGTTGCAATAGTTCGATGGTCAACACGAGTTTGCTCGTTGTCAACACGAGCTGATTTGGATCGACGACTATATCAAAGTCGCTTAATTCACCAGCGCGTACCATCGAATCGAGGTTTGCCCTCTTGGATTCCAATATAGCAACAGTGTTGTCGCTTAGCGTTCCGTCGTCATTCAATTCAAGAGGTCCGTTAAGCGTTCCGATTATATCAGAATAGTTTCCCCGGATAGCCTTGTCAATCGTCCTGTTGTCTTCGATGTATGCGTAATCCGAACTAACAGAAATCGCAGTATGACCGCCGTTCCAGAAAGTTCCGTCCCTTCCGACAATTTTTCGGAGGAAAATATATCGGTAGTCATTCAGAAAGTCGAGAAGATTATCGCTTATGGCTTCGCTACTGAATAGCTGGCCATTGGCAAAAGCGATTTCTTCATATTCGATCCCATCAGACATGTCGAATTCGTCAACCCAACCAATAGACTCGCTTACCTTAGAAAGCGCTACCGTCCCAAGTGCGGCACCGATTGCCGGAACAGAACGCCCGGAAGTCGCAAACAAAAAATAGCCCTGAGCGTTTCCGTCCATTCCAATAATCGCGGATGCCTTGTTTGCGGTCAGCAAAGACAGGTCAGTAAGCGTTCCGATGTCTGAAATGGATGTCATATCAGCGCCATATAGCGCCTGAATCGGTTTGTGAACATTGTCGCTAACGACACATGCGAGCGAAAGCGCTGTAAGGTCACTGGAGGAAAAATCAGAAGAAAAGTCCTTATATACAGCGACCTGCCGGATCGATCCGGCGCTGAAATTCTGAACGGTGTTCACTTCGCTGAAAGTGTACGAACCGGGTATTGCAAAAAAACCGACAAACAAAATTCCTTTCGGCTGCCTTGTGAAAAAACGATCGATTTGGTAATGATAAAAAGCCAGGTCAGAAGGCACACCCCCGGTAAACTGGGCGATTGTAGCAGCGATATTCCCAACTATTGTAACCACCAATGGCGCCCCGGTATTCAGGAAAGAGCCAAATTTCTTTGGCGCGGTCAGCGTTAACACTTCTGTTCCGCTGTTAAAAGATGCGCTATATCCGTGCGTAAGCGTACCTATGTTTATCGCCGCTGATATGCTTGCGCCTAAAATCGCAAGCGTTGTATCGCTTGCGAGTTTTATGTAAGAGCATATTAATGTCGGACCGGTGTAGTTTCCATTGGCATCAACCGGAAGCTTTCCGGTTGAGTTTATATCCTTAACGGCAATCGTTATCTTGTCACCGGTGTTGCCTGCTGCCGTAAGGGTCAAAGTGGCTGTGGCGGGGGTCGCGTCAGAGTAGTCATTAAGAATACCAGCAGCTTCGGCGTCCGATGTTTGAAAAAACTTTTTTATTCTTTGGCTCGAAGAAAAGCCAGAAGGCAGCGAAGCCGTATAAAATATCAGGCTGGAGAAATGATCCTGACCGGCAAGCGCCCTGCCTAATCCTTTCTTTCCTTTATTATACTTAGCATTCGGTAAAGGCATCTTATTAGATATTTAACGGTCAGGTAATTTTATTTACTGCTTCGGCGCTTCCGATTCGGACTGTTTCTTCTTTGCAGAAGTTTTCAGTTTTTCGATCTCTTTCAACAGATTTGAGTTTTGGACGGAAGCTTCTTCGAGCTGTTGCGATAGGGTTGTTACCTGTTGGGTAAGGCCTTCTTTTTCTTGCTCGAGCTGTTCTTTCTCGTTTTCAAGATTTTGAAGGTATTCGGTAACGTCCATGCTTTCGCCTTCTTCCGAACCCTCACCTGTCTCAGGGTCAATCCAGTCTGATTCAGATTCTAGAACCTCCTGCCTTGTCTTAACGATTTTGTGGTTGTTGTCCTCATTCAAAGACCATCCGCCAGTTTCGTTAAAATAAACCTTTTCAAGGCTTTCGTCGTCGCGTAAGCGACCAAACAGGTATCTTGACATAAAGTCGTTTTTAGGTTGTCAAAAAATTACTTTACGCTCCGATTGCCCTGCTTTTTTCAATCCATGCAGCACCATCAAAAACGAAGTTTGCGACAGCCTTTTTGCTTGCAACCATCGTCAATGTACCTGTCGGAGCGAAACCAGTTGAAAAAGTAACAACGCGACCAGTTCCGTCTGAACTCAACCAGATTTCTGCCTCGTCTCCTGACATCGGCGGAGTTGTGGAATCGCCTACGCCGATCGTAATCGAAAGAGCGCCAGTAGCCTGAGCGATCCGGAAGATTGTTTTAGCTGCAAAGAGCTTTGTTTTCAGGGCAACAGATGCCGCGTAAGCGATTGCGTCCTGTACGTCGACCTCATAGGCCCTTCCGGTACTGTCGGCATTTTTTGCACCTGATAAACGAAACGAGTTCATATTTTTTAAATTTAGTCGTTGTTAAATGAATAGGAAAGGATAATGGTTACGGCTTATGCGTTGAAGTCTCCGGTTACTTTTGTGGTGTACAAGAAGATTTGCTCACTGAAACCGTACTGGACGTCAAACTTCATGAGTCCTTTCAGGAAGTAGGTCTCAGAGTTTGCCTGCAACCTTTGGAGCTGGAGGTTATTGTCTTCTGTGCTGTTCATGCCGACATACAAATTGGACGTAGTATCAGGCAGGGCTTCACAGAATACGATCGTATTGTCGGGCATACCGGCAACGGGAACGACTTCATATCCTTTGAATCGGTTGATACCGGCTTCCGTGGTGTTCACACCCTTGAACGTCAAAGACGTGGTAAGGAAGGTATGATAAATCTGCTCCGTTGCGACGGAAACAAGGAACTTCATCCTCTTGTACCGGCTTGATTTGCTCAGGAGTGCTTTTTTCTGCGTAGCTGCGAGGCTTAAACAGTCGTTGAATGCGTCTGCAATATTCCTTACTGTTGATCCGTCAGAAGCGGCAGCGGTCAGGGGCAGCGGGCTGGAAACTTTATTTACAGCGGCGTCGTTCACCATTTTCTTAATGAACCCGTCAAAAAACACGAGCTGACCGTTTCCATCCGAACCCGGTGTTGCTGTATATGTGGTCGAACCCATCCACAGCATCGTTTCGACCTGCTCGAATGCGCGATTTATCGCAATCTGCATCATGTAATTTTCTGCCGTTTTGGGCAATTCGCGGGCCAGCAGGGTCGGCGAAAGCTGTTCGGCCAGCCAATGCTGTTCGTAATCCCTCGGGTCAAACTCGGTGTACAACATGAGATCCAGCGGGGTCAGCGAACGGCCATCAACGGTAAAATTACCGTTTGATGTCGGGGTAGCCCGGCGCGGCTGGAAAGGCCTGTTAAAATCAACGCGGCCGATCGTATGTTTCTTCTTTATCCCGTCCTGAACGAACACAATACCTTTTTGTACGGTATCCATTTCGAAGGTCGCAGGAAGCCAGAAGTAGGAGGCGAATGTACCGGCATACGCGGTATCGTTTATAACTAAGCCCATTTTGTATGAGTTTTAAAAATTTAGATTAATCGTTTTTTTTGTTTTTACTCCGCTACTGCCGCTTCGCGTTTGTATTTTGCGTTCTGGTTTGCCTGAATGCGGGCCATATAAGACATCGCATTTGCAGGAACTTCGTTTGGATCGATCGCTCCGTTTGCGGCGGCAGCACCGGTTTCGACTTTTGCTTCGGCAGGCTGCTTTTTGTTTACAGGAGCGTCACCGAGGGCGGCTTTCACTTTCTCCATACCCATCGTTACAGCGGTTTCGACGTAAAAGTCGACCTGAGAAGCTGCGATCCTTTTTGCATCGACAAAAGGCTGAATGTAGGCCTTCGCTTCTGCCTTGATTTTTGCATCAGCAGCCTCTTTTGTTTCCTTCTCTGCTTTTGCCTGAGCGGCTGCGGCTGCATCCTTTATTTCCTTCATCTCATTGTTGGCCTTAGAGAGTTGGTTTCTGAGATCTTCCATTTCCTGCTCCTTTTTCTTCATCTGGCTTTGAAGTTCGGAAACAGAATCTTCAGCCTTTGTCCGCGCCTGAATCTCGGTATTTACCTTAGTGCGCAGCGCGGTAAGTATGGCGCTTTCACTGGCTTCGACGTTAAGTTCAAGGTAGTTGGCAATCAGCCCTAAACCGGTTGCTTTTGCCTGTGTGTTGTCGCTCATATTTTCTTTTTTTGAAGTTGTGTAATTTTGTATGTTGTTCGCTTCGTTCCACATCGCGTAAACCGAAGCTTTAGGCATCCTGTGTTGATTTGTTTCACTCGTCTTTACGATTTCTGTACAGAAACCTTTTTCAAGAGCTTCTTCGGCGCTCAGCCATGTTTCGCGTGCCATCATCTTTTGAACTTCGTCTTCAGAGACTTTGCATTTTGCTGAAACCATTTTTATAAGGCTGTCCCTGAGTGCGCCGAGCATTTTCTTGTCATCCCCTCCGAATGGGTTGTGGATCATTAAAGAACTATAATCAGCCATGATCCTCTTTCGTCCCATCATGAAAACAGTCGCTGCCATGCTTGCTGCTATTCCAGTACACATCGTATCGACCGGTAATTTGCTTTGCAAAATCGCATTACATATATTATATCCTTCAACAACATTACCACCCGGCGAATTGATATGGACGCATAAGCTTTTGTACACTCCGTTATCGAGTTCCAAAATTTCCTGACCAAAAAGAGCTCCGTCGATGTATGGATTTGCAGGATTTTCCCGATCCATGCCAATCGGCTGATTTAACAGCATGATAGGCGTTTCGGAATTTAAAGACGAATAAACTGCATACATAAATCGATGTTGATAGCGTAAAAGTAATGCGCCTAATCAATACAGTCATGAATGTGTGATACATTTCTAACAAAAAAAATTGCCCCGACTTTAAGCCGGGGCAACCATCATTAAAACCAAAAATTCGATTACTGGGGAGCCTGTTCAGTAGCAGGGGCGCTATCGGCAACCTCTGCATCCGAAGAAGCAACAGCGCCGTCCAGATCTGCTGAAAGCTTTACTACTTCGTCGGCGGTAAGTCCGCCAGAAGCTGGCAGAGATGCGCGAATAGCGGCGATGTTACTTTTAATCTGTAAGTTGTCTGCGATAATTTTGTCAACGCGTGCTTTCAGGCTTTCGTAATTTTCCATGATAACTTTGTTTTGATGGATGATGAAATTGAGCTTATCGTTTACGACCAGCCATTTGTTAATTTTAAATAGTCTCATGGCTATTCGTTTTAGAAACCTAAATAGTGCAATCATCATGCCGTTTTTTGTTCGTCTTTTGGTAGCAATAATTTTTTCAAAGCTTCTGTTACAATCTTACTCTCTGATTCGCCAGTTTCTGCGACGCGCTGTTTCAATAGGGTGTAGATTCGTATTGGCGGGTAACTTGTTACTCGTCTATCTAATGCACAGCTTTTTTTATTCTCTTCTGTCATTAATTTATTTTTACTATCGCATATCTTAGACTAACGTTTTGATTAGCGAGCTTGAATTGAGCAAAGCAGATTTGAAACCCTGAATTTGTTTCATTTTTAGTAGACCAAGTAATAGAACTGTCTGCGATAAAATCAGAACCTTGACTATGCAAGCTTCCAACGACAGCATATTTGGTAACGCCGGTAAGGGTAACGCCGAAGTTTACAGATATTGTTGTTCCTCCATTTGGGTTACCCAATTGGGCCTCCCCTGCAAATAAGACAGGGTAATTGCTTGTTGCAGGCTGAGGAACAAATAGTTTTACAAGAGGGTAGGCATTGTCATCGACTACGACCTGATTTCCGGGATCTGTACTCGCCGCTATTGTAACCGCTGGAGGGATTGCAAAGTTTACACGAATCGACTGAGAAAAATTAGAAAGACCAGATCCGCTAAGACCGGAGACTATCGTTATTTTCCTTATATTATGAACATTTCTTGCGACCAAATCGGTAAAAGTAACCGGGTCGGCATCCTGAGTATACTGAGAAGTATCCAGTTTAAATATGGCTGTGTTTGCTGCCGGTGCGGAGAAGTTTACCGCATCTACTTCGAAAAATTCTCCGTTGTAAAAAACAACACCGCCGCTTATTTGAAATACCGGGTCTATTGCCGAGTTAACAACACCTGAAAAAATATAAACAACAGAAGGATCGTATGACTGAACGAGAGTTGAAACAAGGTAGCGCATTATATCCTTGTACGCGTCTTGAATAAACTGGAGAGTTCCTTTTTTTACAGGAAACTGAGCGTTGTCGGCTATTGGTGTTGTGTCTAATATTTTCATTTTAATAAGTTATGATTGTATACCTTATGCTTGTCGCATTATATTTATCTACGTAATCCCTTACTTCGGTTTCACTTGTTAAGGCAAACAACGAAGACTTGAAATTTATCGAATACCCTGTAACGTGCCTTGAAGTTGTTACAGAGCCGATAGTGTCTGAAGATTCTGTAGCGCCGATAGTCGAGCCTATTGTTTGCCCAACAAGGAATCCAACGATCACAGAAGGGACTTTTGAAATATAGATATCGCTATTGGATGTCGACGGCAGCATTCTGAAAGTTCCGCCAAACCTCTTGTTAAGCGCATATTCCAATACACATTTTTGAGAGTTGAATTTTATTCTTTCATCAACTCCAATAAAATCATCCTGAAACAAGCGCCAGTTAGCAGTAGTTCCGGGCGTATCAGTATTGTTATTTATAAGCGACTCGTAAACCTGTTTCTTGTAAATGACCTGCTGATACTTATTATAAGTTCCAGCCGCCCAAACCGGCGCATTTGAACCGAGTTTATAGCTTCCTAAAATAAAGTCACGGCACCATTGCACCGGACTTAATAGAGATTTAACCAATGTGATATTTCTTGCCCATCTTTTATTGATTGGCAGGATATCAGCAGAAAACTGACTATAATCTACATCGAAAATATCATTATTTGCCATCTTTATCTTTTGGCTGCATAAGTTTTGATTTACTTACACCTGATTTTCCTTTTATCTTAGACCTCACTTGAGATTCCTTCATCCTTTCTTTTGCCGCAACATTCTTAATCCCATACGTGTTTACGAGATTTTTCCATTGCGCCTGAGTTCTCGTTTTCTGATCTACTCCGTACTTCTCTTCGAATTGATCCCGTAATTTTTTTTGTTCTTCTGGTGCAAGTTGGTCGTATGATTCTTTTGCTATATCGACCAGTTCTTTTGGTTTACGCAGTTCTTTCGTTCCACTGGTGACCGGAACGCCAGCAGGCGTATAGATTTTTCCGGGTTCATTAATAAGGATTACTTTTCCCATGGTTATTCGCTTATGAAATTAAATGAATCGTCTGGTGTCATCCCGATGGTTGTTTCTGGAACGACATATCCTGCGTCGCTATTGTATTGTCGGAAAATAAGAGTCTCGTTGTTTATAAGAACTATTCCGGATTCGAATGCATCAGAGTCTTTTCTTCCCCTTACATTTTTCAAAACTACGTCATTCATGCCGGGGATATTTCTGAACATTCCTTCAAGGTCGGACATTTTTATTTGTCCTCCAAACTTAGTAACAAACTGTTGTTGAAGCCATGAAGCATAAGCGGAAATTGTTGCCGCCTTTATTGTTGCAGAAAATTGTCCCTGAAAATAAAGATCAACGTCGACATATAGTTGATCGGGGTTTTTTGATTCAACAGTATAATCAATTCCGGCTGTTCCTATGGTATCTACATATCCCTGAGCACTCGATTTTTCGTTTATCGCTAGCGCCGCAAAAGCGCCGTTGACAGTCTTTGCGCATTTCAAAGTAACATCCCCGCTTGAAACACTGGTAACGCTACATGCTGTTATGATCCTAAGGCTCGTATCAATAACAGCATATTGAGGAGTGTCGTCAATAAGTGAAACAAATTGCGGGTCTGTTTCGCTGTATTGAAATTCGAACATCTTCTGCTGTAGCCATAAGCTGGAAGCAGCCGCAGATCTGTCGGATGTTTGTTCAATTCTTGCTTCATGTTCATCCATTAGCTGTTCCAGCAGCGAAATACCTATCGCAACAGAGTAAATAAACAACCGGAGCAAATTTCTTTTACTCCAAAGGTCTGGGTTTACAGTAACGCCAATTGAAGCCGCATTTTCTACCCATCTATCGACTATGTAACTATTTATTTCTGCGACTGTCCTTGCCATCTTTATTTATTTTTAGGGATATTAAAAGTTCGTTTAATCGATGATCCTCCGATATTTTTATTCACTTCATATTGGGCATCAACTGGCTCGGTTGTAAACTGATACTTAGGCGCATTTGGATCATAGTTTGCGCCAGCCTGTTCAATAAGTTCTGCCGAAAAACCGAGTACAAGATGGTAGATGTTTGTATACTTGTAGTCAAGTTCTTCATCGACTAAATCAAGAGGACCGCAACAGGATGGGACAAAGCTTTGAATTGTTTGAATTACAGATGTCCTTATTTCGAAAACTTTAAGGTCTTGCTCCATTGTTCCATCAGCAGAATCATAAAATTCATGAGCGATATGAATACGAAACTTTGGTTTAGTCGAATGCGTATTTTGCCCTATGTTTGTGTATAATAAAGAGCTCTCAACTTCAAGAAAGAAGGCGGGCAGCGGAAAGGCCTGCATTAAACCAGCTTCGAGTAGGTCTAATTGATTTTTCCATACACGGACGTAAGGTTCAACGCTTTGAAGATCTCCACTTATTACGTTTCTGCTCCGTAACTGGGTTAATATGTCACGCATTGCGTCGACTAAGTATGCCATATTTTACGGGAGTATGATTTTACTTTTTTCAATTGCATATCTGTAAGCTTCTTAGTCTGTCCGATATATTGACGCTTCGGCATAGTGAAACCGTATTTACCAAACGCCCGGCCCCGCAACCCTTCGTTATGAATCCTCG